CCGCAGCGTTTAATCACGCAAGCTCCCCTTAATAGGGAGTTATCCAGCAACGTTTTAGTGTTACGGCGTTGCGCCGGGCAGTTCTCTCTAAATGTTTATCATCGATCTGAGCACATGAAATACGCTCAAGTCGTAACAAACATTTCATGAGAGCAGGAATCCCATCCAGTTTATCTCTACGATAAATTGGCGTCGGTACCCAAGTTCGAACTTTACGAACTTGGTGACTTACGTTCCATTTACCCTGATCGGGTAAATGTTGAAATGAGAATTTCCCAAGTCCTGAACAAGTATCTTTAATGAGTGGGAGTTTTCCCAACTTCTTTTCTACGTAACGCATTAGTAGATCAGAAGTCCTCCAGTATCCCTTTTTATAAAAGAGATTACTAGTGGCACACCAAGATATGAGTTCATGGTACTTATGCCTGGTATCAGGAACGCTTTTTCGTAGATAGATCGGTGTAACCGAGTATCCACAATAAGCGTCAATACCACAAGACTCTCTGAAATTCCCATTCCAGAAAGACTTGTCGGTATTAACTTTACAATTAAACAATTGTAAAGCCCTGATAACATCATCCACGTCTTCACGTTTAACGACGATATCATCGCCATAAACGTAGACATCCCTACTCACAGTAACACAGTTAGCATGAGTAGGAGGGAGGTTATGCTTTCGTAGTAAAGTCATCGTACAAATTGTAAAAAAGTACATGGCTTCAATCGGAAAACATAACGCCGAGCCCATCGAAGCAAATTTACTCAATGTGATTATATCACCATTAGGTAAAAGTGCTTTCTTAGATCGACATGCGTCGACTGCTTCCAGTAATTCTGGATAGCAGTCGAGCATAACTTTAACAACCGACCAAGGAATACGGTCGGAAGCTGAAGATAGGTCAATTGTTGCATATGACCTATCGATCGAGGAAACTTTAGCAAGGTGTTGATTAACCGTTTGATCTGTGAAATTCACATGACCAGAAGTTAATCTAGCCCTCTCAAGAACTTGAACTAGCTCTTGAGAAATGGACTGTTGTGCATATTGCATGCACGACGGTTCCATTGCTATTGTTCGAGGTCCTTTGCTGTCCTTAGGAACAAAAACAACCTTTACAGGTTGTTCTTGTTCTTCCGAGATATCATGGATAGGGCCTTCTCTCCAATTATCAATCAAAGTCTCATTAGGGACTTTGAAACGATAAAAAGGAAAGTAAGGTTCTAACCGATGATGCCAGTTACTGTCAGCATATTTCTGATTTCCCGAAATATGGTCGGCAGTAGCTCCGGGTCCGTGCTTAGGAATAGTATCTCTAACGCATATAGCGCTGAGAATGCTACTCCAACAAGCACGAGAAACAGAACGAAACGCTTGCGTTTCGTCTGTGCCGAGTCGGAAGGATGAGCAGAGGTGCTCGCAGTCCAAATAATCTGAAGTAGCTTGCGCAACCTTTTGAGTTGTGTAAGGGACTTCAAGCTTTTTGAAAGTATTCGCAACTTGGCGGATACCTTCGAGAGCGTCGATGTTGACATTATTTCGGATTCTCCCATCTTTAGGGTTAAACACGAGACCGATCATACCCTGCATAAAAGCAGGGATTGATCCTGATTTCCGAAAAGCTCGGAAGTCAGACGGGTCTATCTGATTCTTTTCAAGAGCTCGTGAGAGCTCTTTACTAAAATTAGATAGTGTAACAGTTAAAAACTGTATACCCTCGTGTCCGACACGTCGAGATATAGTATCTATATCTCTCGTGTCTGGGGACATGGAACACTGGCTCATAGCGTCTATATAGACACTATGGGCGATACTAACAAGGTCACTTACGTGGCTTTTCACGATGCCTCCAAAATGTTTGGGGTCGTCGTCCAGCCATGCAAATAGCCTTCTTACCATCTACGATGTTAAGAGCTCTTAATGCTGGAGCTCAAGAACATCGTATGTAACCGCAAAGGTATCTGCTGATACATAAGCTTGTACAGCATTTACCATACCTTTCAACTGCTCATCGGTAAACCCGAATTCGGGCTCATCAATGACCATGTAGACAGCTGCCTGCTGTGAAACATTCACTGCAGACAGAGGATCCTCCGCGACAATGTATTGGTCGAGGCGGATAAGGTGACGGGTACGTTTACCAGACACGGAATGAGATATCGTTAATTTTAACGAATCATCCGCTGCCTTGTAAATGGATCGGCTGTCGCTCTTTGAAATACAAGGGCAACTAGTCGAAGCGATGGTTTGAGGGTCTGCTAACATGGTAGACCTCCTTAATATAAGAATTTATGTTAAGCGGCGGATAATACCGCCACGGATTGATAATACTAGCCTGGATTAGTTAAGAATTCGCTAATCCTAAAGCGGCTAGTATTGCGATCTGAGTGGGACTAAGTTCGCCCCACTCGAGGTCAAAACCCCACGGATGCGCAGCTTCTCTACGTTTAGAAGAAATATAACCTTCGGCGTAGATAGGCCCATTATCCCCATATTTGAAATACGGGGTAACGGAAAGTTTGTAAGATTTACGAACATTCCGCATAATGTACGCGTACTGGGCTCCTAGACCGTATTGTAACGATTGAGACAAATTACTAATTACGTCTCCAGCGTTACTCCACCAATCTATGAGCCAAGACCAGGGCATAGCCTCCCAGAGCAATGATGGTGATATATGCAATCCATATAATTGGAGTGCATTACGTATGTATAAAAGATACGTATCATCACTATCAAAGCTAGGAATCCAATACCTGAACTTGCCGGAAAACGTAATTTTCTCTTCCGAGATAACACGTTTAACGGCCGTTCCACGGTAAGGACCGTCGAACATCGCCGCAGGAAAGTAAGCGCACGGATAAAAATAATCATCCGTTGAGCCGAAATTCGTTTGGCTAAATGAATCGACACTGTGAGACTGTTGATAGGTGCCAGATCTTCTAATCCAATTCCCATTATCACGTTTAATCTGTGAATAATGTTGGTGGAACTGGCGTGTTACAGATATTGTTTTACGAATATCTGATATGAAAGGTACCCAACCAAATTGATGGTTGAGGAAATTTCTTCCAATTTCCCTTCGATCGAAGAGAGTGGAACCTTTCCCGCCAAGTGACTTCCAAGTATTCTTGAAAGTCTTAGCTGTTTGCTGCAACATTCGGGGGAGATCTCGCATTTCTGCGACAGCTACCCCTAGTTGAGCAAATTCAAGCTTGGGAGCAAAACGCCTCCAAGCCTGTGCACCGTATTCATTAGGATCCATATACGTAGGTCCATAGGCTCCGGATAAACCAATTTGTGAAAAATTGGTATAATCTAGGCCTAAACTACTCAAGCGCGGTTGAAAAGCGCCCGTGTAGCTATAGACATACGTATTTTTAGGTGGATCACTCAAGTTATGACTTGAAACAGTCACAATCTTTGAGATTTGTTTTGATCCATCATCGCCTTTCACGGAGCGGAAGGGTCCGCCCTGTCTATACGGTGGGCCAGGATGAAGTTCATCCCAGCACCGCCGAATAGGAGGGTGGTAATCTGCATTGAAATCTAATTGTGATATGGTACTTTTGGTACCATTATCATAATACATTTCGTTGCGGAATTGTCCAAGATATAAATTTTGGACACTCCCGACATCTTCGCGAAAGCGTGTTTCCATAATGACTCCTGGTTCTGTGTGGTCTTGTGAGTAATGGTAGTTCCATCACCCAGTACCGCCCGAAAGGGC